CCTATACCCGCGATGCCCTTCGCGACAGCGGCTGACTTTCATTCTTATCCTGACCCCCTTCCCGCTTCCCGGCTACGCCTACTATACCGCGTAGCGGCGGAAAAGGGAAGCCCCTAAATCGTACCAAAGTACTCGGCGAGATATGGCCAGAGTTCATTAGCCCAGTGGGGATTCTCGCGGGCGCGACGCAAGGCAGTTATGCCGTGCTTCAGGGCCGCGCGGACGTGGTCGCTGCCTTTCACCCATAGATGCCATCTGTGGAGGCGCTCATCTGTTACCGTCGAGAACGCAAGCGAGCGGGACTGGAAGTGGATTGTCGAATCCGAGAGCATCCTCTGGTGCTGGAGGAGTTCGAGCATCGCGCCTAGGCGTATAGGGGAGAGGGTATCAGTATCAAGCGAGTGGAAGTTGGGGTCGATATCCCAGGCTTCAATTATCATGGCCGGGCCGACTCGGAAGTCGAGTGACTGGATCTCCCGCGCCAGACGGGCTATCTCCATTGCCTGTTTCGGCTCCGGACCAGTGAACTCGCCCCAGTCGTGCTCGATGATTTTGGACGGGGCATCTCCAAAGATACAGTCCGCAGGGACGGTCAGGTTGTACCATCCGGTCGTGCCACCAGGGTCAATTCCCAGGACGTGGATATTCTTTGGCGCCATGTCCCTCCCCTCAGGATACCGGGCCGGTCAGGGCTGCGCTCTCGATCCCCAACCGGCCCGGACGTTCCGGCCAAGCGGTAAGCCGGATACGCACTAGTATCCTACCCTACCGGCCGGAGAAAGGGAAGACCCCAACGAAAATTCCCGCCGGAGGGGGTTCCTTTGGCTCTTAACTGGAGGTATACTATAGGTTTCCGCCCGGTTACGGCCGGGTAAACAATAGCTTGAGGAGAAGTCGGCGGGCCAGGAGGCGAAGTCCTGACCCGCCCGAAGTGAGGAAGGGCTCACATGAACGAGTCTACCGCGTCCGGCCCCGAAAGTAAAGACCAAAGGGGAAGGAAACACTTCCCGTACCGTGATGCTGCCTGGGCCTATCGCGAGCGGGGATGGACAGGGACGATCCCTGTGACCAGGCGAGGGACGAAGGCACCTCTGGTCAAGGGTGTGACGGGCCATAATGGAACAGATCCCTCCGACGAGCTGTTGACAAAGCTTATCGCCGAATTCCCGACCGCTAATATAGGAATTAGGCTTCCCTGGAGCATAGTCGGAATTGATGTTGACGCTTATGACGAGCGCGGCGGCGATGCGACAATTGCGAGTCTTGAGAAGACTCTTGACTGTCCGTTGCCGGTGACGTGGCGCTCTACCTCGCGCGACGATGGCGTATCAGGGATCTACCTTTTCTATGCGCCACGGTCCCCGTTCCAAGTTTGGGTGACTGACCTGGGCGCGGGAAGTGGCGTCGAGATCGCGCAGTACCATCATAGGTTCGCGACAGTCTCCCCGTCAATTCACAACTCGACCGGACGGCAGTACTGGTGGTACCGGGGGCGTGAGCGTTCTGGAATCCCGCGCCCAGAAGAACTGCCGTGGCTTCCGGTGAAGTGGGGAGACTTTCTCCTAAGTTCGCGCGAATATGTGGTCAAAGACGCAGCGGCTGATGCCGTAGTAGCAGAATGGTATCGAAGGGTATCTGGAGGGGTGATGTGCAAGTACATGTTGACAGCGGCCGAGCGAGAAGCCGGCAAGATCCGCGCCGCAACAGTACTAGGCGGCCTACACGACACACTCATAGCGGCGGTTACGCATCTATGTAACAACGCAGCCGAAGGGCATCTCGGTCTTGACGTCGGGCTGTCTGTGGTCGAGGATGCCTTCAAGACTAGTGGGAGGAGGCGAAACCTAGGATCTGAATGGACCGGAGCGGTGAACACGGCGATGGCAAAGGCGGCCGCCATTCGGCCGCAGGAGACAGTAGATGTATGCTCTCTGGATGATGACTGGCGGCGGACATCATGAGCGATGATGAAAAGCGGCCACGTCGCGGAGAAGTCCAGAAGCCATTCAAGTACGAGCCTCCGTTCACAGGGGCAAGCCCATACTCATACAATGGCCACGGAAACAAGGGGAATGCGGAGGAGTACAGCGAATTCCAGCGCGAGGTAGGGAGACAGCGCAATCGGCGAGATGCCAGCCGGTTCCTTGACAATGAGTCATGGACACAGCCCAGTCCGGGATGTTCACTAGCCGAGGCACGCCTCGATCCGCCATCCCCGGTTCGGTTCACGATCAATGAGTTGTTGCCGGATGGCATCTCGATGCTCGCGGCGCAGTTCAAGGTCGGGAAGACGACGCTAGGGATCAACCTAGCCGCTAGCCTAGCCTCCGGTGAGGACTTCCTTGACTGGTTCGAGGTCGATGAGATTGCCGGAAACATCGGCTACTGGAATATGGAAGTCAACGAGTCGCAGATGTTCGCGTGGCAGGATCAGATAGTCACACGAGGGGCCGACAGGATTTTCACGGCGCACCTGCGTGGGCACAGGATGGACCTGCTCAGTGACATCACGGCCGAGTGGACCGTCTCATGGCTTACCGCGTATGACGTCGATGTGTGGATCCTCGACCCGATCGGGCGGATGCTTGACGACGAGAATAGTTCGTCAGAATTCAACAGGTGGTTCAAGGCGCTAGAGGAGATAGTATCAAAGACAAAAGTTCGGTCTACTCTCCTGATGCACCACTCCGGACACGCCGAATCGGGCAATGAGGACACAATCCCGCGAGCACGCGGAGCATCAGCTATGCTCGGGAATACCGACGTAAATATCAACTACAGGCATGGTGGAAAGCTTGGTGAAGTACCACCTGATTCCTACCGGTACCTCTCAGCATTCGGGCGTGGAGTAGAGGTCTCGGAAATTACTGTCGGATATGATAAGGGCACCGGGAGGCTATACATGGATGAGTGCGCTCAGACCCGTCAGGAGAGCAGGATTGACCGGGGAATAGACAATGCGGTAGCGGTCATTGAGGAGGCGGGCAACTGGGTTCTTAACAAGGGCGATCTCAAGAAAGCAATGAAAGGTTCCTCAAATGACAAGGACGCGATCATAGATACCGCGGTGCAAGACGGAAGGCTTGTTACACGCAGGAAAGCAGGAAGTACGGCCATACTTTATGGTATTCCAGAGTAGGTCCGGACTAGTATCGGGCTAGTCTCGGACTAGCTAGTCTCCACCAAACCGAGAAAACCTCTCGGGAAACCCCTCCGTAGGACGGGGGTTTCCCGCCGGAATTTCGTATCTGCTAGAAAAACCCATGAAATGGAGGACAAATGGATGATAAGGCAATAATACAGGAAGCTTTGATTTGGCTGATAGATCATCCGTGGTCGACAGCCTATGAGGTGGCGCGGGCTTGTGGGCATGGTAGCGACGCTGACGCACTACACCTGTACGATTTGTTTTGCGGAATCGAGAAGTCGGGAATCATAACGCAAAGGCATAGGATGAAGGAAGTCGCAATGGAATGGAAGGTGTACTGATGTCGATCTACATACCAACGTGCGGACGGTACGAAATGCTACAGAAGACCGTGCCGCGATGGCTAGAGCAGAACATACTGCCTGTTCGCCTTGTAGTGCCCGCCGGACAGTACGCAGAACATGTACATATGCGGAATGCTATGGGGTGGGATGGCGTGTTCGTCGTAGGGCTGCCGTCGGACTCATGGGGCATTGGCTCGTCGCGGCACTTCTGCGTAGAGCATGCGGCTCGAATGGGTTATGGGGAGATCATAATGAGCGATGATGACTACCGGCCGTCAAATGGGACGGACGTCAGCCTACTGCTTGAGGCAGCGAAGGACCCACTCGCTCTCGGGGTTGGCGCAGCACGAGGACTGCTCGACCGGTTCAACTCAGGGGCACTCTCCCGGCTGTCCGGAGTCATATTCTGTCCTGGTGGGTGGGGCTTCATGGTGTACTCGCTTAACATCGCCAATACGCTTGAGTGCGGGAACTTTGATCCGGAGTTGTCATTCTGTGAGGATGCCGAGCTGATGCGGAATGGGATTGTGCGGGGACTGCCGTGGCTGCTCCATTGCGATGTCTGGATGGACTCTGTCGGCAAGCGGTATGAGCCTGGTGGGATCTCCTCGCTGTTCGATGGCGACAGGTCGGCAAGAGATGCTGATGAATCAAGATGTCTTCGGCTTGTCGAATCAAGGTGGCCCAAGTACCAGCACCCAATGAAGGATGGGGTTCGGTCGCGGATGTCCTGGTCCAAGATGTATGACGACTACATGCCTGGATGGCGTGCCCTGTCGGCCCTACACGGGGGAACGCTCGACTAGGGTCGTCCGGGGGCTAGACGAACCGGCCCGGATCGGGTATACTCTCGACTAGGCACGGCTTACGCTGAGGAGGTTGGTAGGATGGAGGGCTTCGGTCCTGTGGTGGTGGTGCCGGGAGATCCCCCTTGCCCGGCGTCGATTGGCTGCGTGGCCGTGCCCTGGTCCGCTAACCTCAGGGCGTACCAGTGAGTGCCGGTTCATGGCGCAAGACGCCCCTGCCCCATGGGTGGGGGCGTTTGCGCATAGTTGTCCTGGCGCGGGACCCTGTCTGCCAGTGGGGCATGCTGAAGGGCGAGGATGGGCCGTGCCTGGCGCCATCGACCGAGTGCGACCACATCGGCGATCCCGGCGACCACCGGCCGGACATGCTGCGGGGGCTGTGTCTGGTCCATCACCGTCGCCGGTCGAACCTCCAGAGCAATGCCAGGTGGCTTTTGCGCAAGCGGCCCGTGGATCCGCATCCGGGGGTCATTCGTGATCCCAACATCCGCCGCGTCCATGAGGTCAACGTTGAAGGTGAGATGTTGTTATGCCGCCATTCATCCCACTCCAGAAGAACCGCAAGCCAGGGGACGGCGAGAAGGTCTGCCCGAAGTGCGACGGTACCGGCTCGGTCAACACCCATGCGTGCCCGGTCTGCCACCACTCGGGTGTCGTGCCGAAGGACTGGAAGCAGGGGGATGGCCCGGTGCCGCCGGGGGCAACAGGCAAGAGGCCGTTGCCTGCTGGTGGTGGTTCTGACACATGAGTGCCAAAAAGCGTCCAGAGCAGCGCACCGGCACCGGAGGGTCTGGCGCGGCTAATGACCCACGCTTCATCGCGATCTCCAAGGGCACCACGAAGCGGCACGGCATACCGATTCCACAGCCGAACCCGGACTGGCACCCCACCGCACAGTCGTGGTTCAGGTCGCTAGCGCTGTCGGGACAGTCGGAGTTTTATGAGGCATCAGACTGGGCCACCGCGGTGCTTGCTGCGGATGTCTATGACCTGTTCCTGCGTACGGCTCGGGCGAACTACCTGCCTACGTTTGAGCGGCTATCACAGCGGCTCGGCGTCACGGTGGTTGATCGCAAGAAGAGCCGCATTGAGCTGGATAATGATGATGTTACCGACGCAGATGAGGAAGCAGCGAACGACGCTGTGATCTCGTGGCATGGCCGTCTAGGTATCGTGAGGGATGGTACCGATGGTTAACTTCAACTTTTCCGAGCTGCGGGGATTCCATGGGCGCTGGGTGCTCGGCGGCGAGCGGCACAAGCACCTCCGGCATCGCAAGGGGATTGGGACCGCTCTCGTCCGGTACGCGGGCGAGGCAACTAAGAGTTCCGAGAAGGACGCAAAGGCTGCTGAGCGTGAGGGCAAGTCGGCCGAGCGCGAGACGAAGCGCCTGACTGACGAGGACATCCGGAAGGCAGCGAACAAGGTTGCCGAGGCGAAGGGCGTTCCGGAGCGAGCCATGGCTCAGGCTGAGCGGGAAGCTGGCGTGAAGGGTGGCGGCCGGGAGGGTGAAGGCGAGGCCAAGAAGGAAGGTGAGAAGGCCAAGGACAAGAAGGGTGGTGGCCGTCGGCGGGGCGGTCGGCGGGGCGGTCATGGGCAGGGGCTGTACAATCTGGCACGTACTGGTGGTGTTGGTCTTAGGGGCATTGGCGGCGCGGTACGGCTAGCGGCATACCTGCATCACGCCAAGCCGAAGGCCGCAGCCAAGAAGAAAGCCGCCAAGAAGAAGGCGGCCGCCAAGAAGAAGGCACCGCCAAAGAGGAAGACCGCAGTGCGGAAGGCAGCGCACAAGGTGGCGGCGCAGCGACAGATAGCCGCTCCAAAGGCTCCGAAGCCACCAACAGCCCGACCGGCGGGTGGTGGCAAGGCTCAGATCGCGAAGCCGAGTGCGCAAGTGATGGCCAACCTCGCGAGGTACGTCGGGACTCCATAGTCAGAAGGGGGTGGTGAGGTGAAGGCGGTGTTGATTGCGCCGCGTGATCGCCTTATCACGCTCCCTGAAGGTGTTCCGGAGCTGACGCTGGGCTGGGAGGCGATTCACTGGGCGTCGAAGTACCTCAAGCAGCCGGATGGGCCTTACGCCGGAGAGCGGTGGGAATTCACAGAGTCTCAGGTGCGGTTCATCTTGTGGTGGTACTCCCTGTCGCCGGATGGTAGGTGGTTGTTCTATCACGGAGTACGCCGGTACGCGAAAGGCGCAGGCAAAAGCCCTTTTGCCGCTGTTCTCGCCATGGTAGAGTTGCTGGCGCCCGTCCGGCTCCGGTCGTGGAATTCTGGCGCGCCTGGTGGAGTCGTCGGGAAGCCCGTATCAATGCCGCTCGTCCAGATCGGGGCATCCTCGCATGACCAGGCTAACGTCAACACGATGCGGATGGTACGGGCGCTACTGCCCAAGAACTCGCGAATCTTGCGAGACTATGATGTCGAAGCTGGCAAGACAATATTCCACGTGCCAGGCGGAGGACAACTCATGGTCATCACGAGTTCGCCAACTACCGAGGAAGGTGCTCTTGTCACCTTTGCGATTCTGGACCAGACCGAGTCGTTCACTCCGTCCAATGGAGGAGTCGACCTTGCCGAAGTCATGGACCGGAACGTTGCCAAGTCCGGATCGCGAATCATAGAGACGTCGAATGCCTGGGAGCCGGGGCAGCTGACAGTAGCAGAGTCGACATTTGATGCCTGGGTGTCTCAGGAAGAGGGGATTCTCAAGGGGAAGGGGAAGATCCTGTATGACTCACGAATGGCCCCTCCTGATGTTGATTTCGATGATGTCACATCCATCCGTAAGGCGGTCGAGTTTGCTTACGGTGACGCGTATTGGGTTGATACTGAGGATATCGTGGAAAATCGTATCCTATCGCCGCGCACACCGCTCGACGTCTCAAAGCGGTACTACCTGAACTGGCCTGAGTCGGCGCAAGATGCCTGGACTACCGCTCAGCGCTGGGCGCGGCTCTCTGATCCGGAGTTCAGGATTGATGATGGCGATGATATCGTCATGTTCTTCGATGGATCGAGGGTGGCTGATGCTACTGCATTGGTTGGATGTCATGTGGAGACTGGTTTCATTTTCTCTCTTGGTGTTTGGGAGCCACAAGGCAATCGTCCTGTTCCGCTTGATGAGGTCCACTTTGCGGTACAAGCCGCCAAAGAGAAGTGGCACGTATGTGCGTTCTTCGCGGACGTCAATGAGTGGGAGGAATCGACCAAGATAACGTGGCGTGACTGGTTCACAGACGAGTATGAGCTTGATATCTGGGCAGTACCGACCGGGCGAGATCCTCAGCCGGTGGCCTGGGATATGCGCTCACACACGGCCGAGTTCACGCAGGCGTGCGAGATGGTCCTATCAGAGATTGAGTCGCCAAACATAGTATTTGTACATGATGGTGATTCGGCCCTAGGCCGTCATGTCGTTAATGCTAGGCGTCGGCCGAACCGTTGGGGCATTTCTATTGGCAAGGAAGCGCCTAAATCGCCAAGGAAGATCGACGCTTGCGTGTGCATGATTGGCGCACGGCACGCTAGGCGGCTCGTACTCGGCTCTAAGGCATACAAGGACCGTAAGGCGTCTGCCGCTAAGTCAGGCAAGCGGAGAGTGTGGAGCTTCTCATGATTATCGGCATGAATGATGTGGTCGACCTTACTCAGTCGGCTCTTGCGGCGCGGGAAGCCGAGCAGAACCGTCTGCGGAGGATCGGCAACTACGTACGTGGCCGACAGGACCCGCCATACATCCCACGTGGCGTGAATGCGGAGTACCGGTGGATAGCCAAGAAGGCTCGGCGCAATTTCCTGCCTCTTGTGATTTCCGTGGTCTCGGAGAACCTCCATGTGGACGGCTACAAGTCGTCCGGTACGACTGCCAATGAACTGGCTTCGCCTCAGAAGCCGACTCCGGAGTGGGATGCGTTCCGGGCGAACCGGATGGTGTCGCGTCAGCACGGCGTACACCGCTCGATCATCAAGTATGGCTCGGCGTACACCGTTGTGCTTCCCGGGCAGCTCACCACGGCCGAAGAACAGCCGGCAAACGTTCCGGTGATCCGGCCGGTATCGCCGCGACGCATGACTGCGTTCTACGCGGATTCGGTTGATGATGAGTGGCCGCAGTTCGCGATCGAGGTGAACATCATAAACATGCCGAAGGGGCTGTCGCGGCTGCTGGTGTATGTCTATGACGAACAGAACAGATACATCCTCACCGGGGATGCGGCAGTCGACCCGTCTCAGGCCAACATCAGGCTTGCGGAAGCTGATGACGTCCTGTTGGGCGGGCAGCCGGTCCTCGCGGCGCATGGGCTAGGGCTATGTCCCGTCGTACGGTTCCTGTACGAGGTTGACCTGGATGCCGAAGAGGACTGCATAGGTGAGATCGAGCCGCTCATGCCTATACAGGACCAGATCAACTTTGACACGTTCAACCTGATGATCTCGACGCAGTTTGCTGCGTTCCGGCAGCGGTATGTCTCCGGTATGTCGCCGGTCGATGAAGAGGGGCGCGAGACTGCGCCGTTCCGGCCGGGCGTGGACCGGGTATGGGCGTCGGATGATCCTGCGACGAAGTTTGGGGAGTTCGGTGAGACAGCACTGCAACCGTACTCGCTGGTACGCGAGGACGGGATTCGTCATATGTCCACTGTCAGCCAGATACCTCCGTATCACCTTCTCGGGCAAGTCGCTAACATGTCAGCAGAAGCTCTCGCTGCCGCACGAGATGGTCTTGATCGAAAGATTGAAGAATTGCAGGCTGGACAGACCGATCCCTGGCGGAACGTCTTCAGACTGACGTGTCTAGCGCAGGGGAATGAAGCAGGATGGAATGACCTGTTCGGTACGGTTGTGTGGCGTGATACGTCGGCCCGGTCGTTCGCGGCGACGATCGATGCGCTCGGCAAGCTGTCTCAGATGCTCGGCGTGCCGGCAGAGGAACTGTGGACGCGTGTGCCTGGAGCTACGTCTGACGATGTCGCGTCGTGGCAGCTGGCATACCAGAGGCAGCAGGCTCAGGCGATCGTACAGCAGGTGATAGCCCAGCAGCAAATGGCGCAGGCGGGTGGCGCGGCAGCACCTCCTGGAGCGCCTCCTGGTTACATTCCTCCGGGTGGCCAGCTTCCGCCTGGCGTGCCTCCTCCTGGCGCGGCTCCCGGTGCGCCCGCTATTGGTGCTGTGCCGTGAAAGGCATAGCTGGGATGCCGGTCTCATTCGCCCAGACGGGGAGAATCCTGTTTGGGCGGTACCAGGGCAACCAGAATACAATCGCTAGTGGCGTGTCTTCATCGATTGCCGGATTGTGGGCGTCGATGATTGATCCGGAGAACTTTACTCAGTCATGGAAGGTGCTGGAGCCGATTCTGAGAGGGATCATTGACGTAAACTACTCGATGTCCGCGGCAGATGCTGCTCAGTACTATGGACTATCTCGCTCAGTTGCGGGGTTCTATGGTACTGTTGTTCCTGGAGCGTACCTAAACCCAGATTACCTGGCGGTCCTGACAAATAACACCGGACTACAGAAGTTCCTTGATTTTCAGGATTCCGGGCGCGACGCCGCTACGTCATCCAGGATGGCGATGCGTTATCTGATAGGCAATAGCATTCGCGTAGTGCTTAATGGCGGACGGAATACGATAACAAATGCAGTCGCAAGCGATGACGTCGCTTTGGGTTGGGAACGTGCTGTCGAGCCTAGGACTTGTAGCTACTGTGCTATGCTCGCTGCTAGTAGTCTTTTGCATAAGACAGCGTCGGATGCCTTTCACGCACATGACAATTGTCAGTGCCTGGCTCGCGTGGTGTTTCGCGGGCAGTCTCCGACTAATGGCGATCTTGCTTCTGAGTGGTCGCGAACAACAGAAGGAAAGAGTGGAAAGGACGCGGTAGCGGCCTGGAATCAGTACTGGAGTGGTAGAAGTGGCAACGGGAACAGCGTCGGCGGAACAGAAGCTCAGGCAGAGACTACAGGCCAAGGGACAGGCAATGCCGCCGTCTCAAACCAATCAGTCCAACTCGCCTAGGTTCCCGATCCAGGCGAGGACCGGCAAGAACTCACTGGCGTCGGCCATTAAGGCGGTTGGGCGGGCGCGTCCGAATACCCCGGCCGAGCATAACAAGGTCAGGGCCTACATCAAGCGGGTCGCCAAGATGAAGGGCTGGGGTAGCGACATTCCTGAGTCCTGGAACAAGAAGGGCAACAAGTGATGTCCGGGCCAGTAATGGGCGATAGGTTTATGTACCACAACCCTGACGTGTTCGGGTACGGCGAGCAGGCGAAGGGTGGCCCGCTGACATCAGAGATGCATGACCTGGATCTCCGAGACGGTACGGAGGTTCAGTTCATCGAGTTCGATGCGGACTCGGGATGGCCGATTGTCGAGTGGGTCGACTCGACCGGGCTAGGCCGCATCACTACCATCGATCCGGTTCTATTCGACAATCAGTTCCTACCCGCTTAGGAGGGATCATGACCGCACTATCTCAGGGCCAGATGTTCCAGTATGCGGAGCAGCAGGCTCTCAACGCAGTATTCCTGAAGGCGCAGTCGCCTGCCGTCGCGAACACCTACCTTGCGCTCTCGACTACTGCGATCGGCGCGCTCCAGTCTACCGAAGTCTCGATGGCCGGTGCCTCGATCAACGAGTACGCAACCGCCAGCGGTTATGCGCGGCAGAACTACAACCCGACTGCTGCCTCGGCGGCGTCCCCGTCGCAGCTCTGGAACTCGGCGCAGATTACCTGGGGGCCATTCACGGCCGCGCCGGGAACTGCTCAGTGGGGTATCGCGTGCGACGCGGTGTCCGGAACAGCGGCGCATACGATTGCGGCGTTCCTGCTCTCGTCCACCCGTACGCCGGCAATCGGCGACTCGCTACAGGCCGCAGCCGGAACTGGCGCGGCTGGTGTCGGGTTCATCTGCCAGGTGTGACGTGGATCTAGAGCTGACGCCTGCGGTCTTTGACCTACAGGTGCCGCGAGCGATGCCGTGTAGCGCGGTGATTGGACCACAGTCCATTTGCGGCGCTACACCAACATCTCAGTACCGTCGCATATGCGTGGTAGTATCGCATTGCGATGAGCTGTGGCTAT